TCTTTTGTTACAGGTAAGATAACCCCTAATTTAAACGCTCTCATAGTAGCATTAACCCATGTAGCTTTAGATGTTTCGATTTTTTGACCTTCACCTACCCAGTAAGCACCTGGTTTATCAGCCCAAAAAGTAAACTTCTTCTCAGTACCTTCCATTGGTTCGTACTTACCTAATTGCATAATTTTAGAGTTTTCCATAACCTCTTGTAAGATGGGCGTTGTGAATTCATTCATCAACGTGCCATCTTTCTTTTCGTGCATCATTACATTATCAGGGTTAAATACTTGCGGTTTAACATTGTTACTCGCAAAATGTTGCAAATTCAATTTTAATTTTTGTGTTTGTTCCATTTAAATGCCTCCGTTAATTTTTGATAATTCTTTTTTGTTTAGCGATTTCAGCCAAGTTTTGCGGTTTATTTTTAGACGAGTGGTTAAATGAATCCCCACCAGTCAATGGTGATTGTCTAGCGTTAACCTTAACCGCTTCACTAACTGCTTTTTTTACTGCATTAGAAAAAGCTTCAACGTTCGATTTAGTTTGTTCTGCAGTGTCAGTTACAACCAAATTGACAACCTCATCTGACGAATCAACTTCCGCTTCGCTTAACATTTTCCTTGCTTCTGAACGCATTTCATTTAATTGTTTTTCTGAGCGTAATTGCTCCAGCTCTTTTTCCATTTGCTCGCGTTCATATTCATCTTTTTGATCCTTGTTCATTTTCGCTAATTTAGCAGCTTCTTTAGCAGCTTCTTCTGCTTTTTCTCTTGCATACTCATCAGCTTTTTTCTTTTCGTGGGCTACACGACGTTCAAGTATTTCATCAACTTTCTTTTGTTGCTCTGGCGTGAAAGTTATTTCAGTACCTTCGTCATTTTCTTTCTTATCAGGATCTCTTTTTTTACCATCTCCACCTGGTTCATCCGGATCATCTGATTGGTCTGCAAAAAATTGCAAATTAAACTTAAGTTTATTTTCTTCCATGAGATATACCTCCATTTATAGTCTGTCGACTGTTTTTCCATGCGTGCTTTTTATGTCATCAGCACGTTTTGGACATAAAAAATAGCCAACACAATTAAGTGCTAGCTATTAAAAGAGTGGTTCGTTATATTTCGGTTTTTCTTTATTGGCTAATACTGCCGACCTTACGCTGTCTAAGTTTGCATCAATAATAACTGTTTCGTTTCGCTTTTGTAACTCTTTACGTATACCTTTTAACTCTCTTGCTATGTCTCTAAGGTATTTGTCAGTATTGCTCATACCAATATCCTCCAAACACTTAATTTACTATCATACAATGCTAACTTGCCTTTAAAAACTTTTACTTTTAAATCAATCATCGCTTTTCACTTTTCCTCCGAAGTATTTTGTTTTTCGTTTCTTGTTTGGTTTTTTCGGCCACATAGATTTAGGTAGTAATGCACAATCTGAACGACAATTGATATGCATAGGGTAGAAATTAACACCAATTTTAGCGTCTTTAACTTTGAATATTTCTCCATTAAGCCCCTTGCATACTTTAGTTGTTCTACTATCAATTTTTGCAATATACATATAATATCCTTCCGGTGAAATTTCTTTCATGCTGTCAATACTTGATTGTGCGTGAACACGTGCCGATTCCGTATAAAGCAATGATTTAATTGCTGCAGTCTTTTGTCTTGCTGTGCCTTCGAATTTGTTTAGGTGCTTGCGCATATCTTTAACATATTCATTAGGATGTCGACCTCTAATAACCACATTAGCAATTATTTCTTCTACTTCTTGTTTCATCGCTTCAGTATTAGTCCATAATCGCTCTGACCAAACGACACCATGAAATTGTGTATCAACGATTGTATCTATAACTTCTTTAGCTACTTGTACACCTTCACCTAAAATACCCGCTTGATCACTGAACACACGATAAGCTGTTGATTCGAAATATTCCCTCATCGATAATTCTGTTTGAGCTGTTGCATAAGCAATTAAGAATTCTATTTGAATCTTTAACATCTGTTCTCTAGATACATACATCTTAGTGTTATACTTCTTTAATTCTTCATTTGCTCTATCGCTAAAGTCCTTGTTTTCGACCAATCTTTTTGCTTCTTCTTGAAACGCTTTTACATCGAACTCATCAATAATCTTTTGTGCTTCTTGTAATGTAACGCCTGCAAAATCTCCGTACTTAACAATAAACGCATTGATTTCTTTTTCAATGCGCTTAATCATCATATTCAATATACGTTCTATTTCTTCAGCTTTAGTTTTATCACGCTTCAACTCATTCTCGATTGCTTTGCGTCCGCGTTCTTCCCAATATTCTTGAGTGTTTTTGTTAGGCAATTACAATCATTCCTTTTTATCAACAGTATCTTTTGTATCATCATCTTGTTCGTCATCATTGATGTCTCTAGGGTCTTTATAAATACCTTTTTGAGCTTTTTTAATAGATTCTTTCTCATCTTCTTCTATTTTCTTGACTTCCAATTCAGGGTCTTGGAAGAACGAGAATAGAGACATTAAAGTTGTTTGACTAATCTTCCCGCCAGAATCAATATAAGCTTTTAATTCTTCGATTAATGATTTAGGTAAGTTTCTGTTGTATACGTATCTAACAGTATTGAAATCTTTGTTAGCGTCAATCGACCGTGTATTTTTAAGTATTGTCTCTAACAACTTAGCACGACGTCTTAACCCTTTAGTGAACAATCCTTCTTTAGTTTTAGTACGTTGTTCTAATCCGAATAATTTGTATTTCATTGCCTCGCCCGATTGAGTGCCACTAAAGTTATCATCTTTCATGTTAGGCGTGTTGGTAAACATGTGTATATCACTGTTCAAACGGTCTTTATAAGCTTCGGTACCTTGTACATCGTATTGTTTATAAATATAACCGCCGTCAACTGAACCTTCTGTTTCGATACCTGTATCCCTATTCTCATAAACGGTTGGCTCTAAAAATAACACGTTAGCTTCCTTTTGTTTTCTAACTTCTACAGGATCTAAATTTAAATTACCTTTAATAAGTAACATAGCGTCATTTAAATCACTCATATAGTTAGCAGTATCTGATTCAGCATTATCATACAAATCAATTAAAGTGATTACTTTCTCATAATCCCCTTTTCTTCTTTCGTTGTTGCTAAATTCTGTAATAGGCATACGTTCGAAAGAGTGTGATTCAAAACCGTTTTCACGTGGTGTGAGCTTCAATCCATTTGTTCTACTGGTAAGATATCTATAAACACCGTGAGAAGTAAATAAATCAACTGTAAACACTTCATCTTCGTCAGTCTTGTCTATTGGTTTAGTTCTTAAATATCTAACTCCTGCGATACTATTACGTTCAATTGTATTGTCGTATATGACAAAAGTACTCATTGCATCACTCTTGTATAAACGCGTTTCATCATCTTGGTTTCTAATCATTAACTCATAAGCTTTGCCATAAATTGACAAATCTAATCCTAAAGATCTATTGTGTGACTCAACATCATTTAAATCATTGAACGCCTCAATAGCTTCTAATACATCTTTATCATCATCTTGACATTGAATCGGATTACCTAAGAAATAACCGTTAATAAAATCGCTAATATAAGATGCGTAATCATGCGCTACACGGTTATCTGCCATGTACTCTTCTTTGCGTCGTGTTAACTCAACCAGATTCTTAGTTTTACCTTCGTAATAATCACTTAACACTTTTAATCTAGGTCGTTGGTAATCCATGTGATGTTCAATGTATTTACTTACTTCATTAATGTTTTGTAATAAATCAGACTCTGTCCCGTCATATGTGTAAACAACATTAGCTTCATCGTTAAACAAGTAATTTCTGTTTTCTCGTAAATCAGTATCCGTTTCAAATTCGTTTGCCTTTAACATTTGTTCCCTCCTATAATCCTAGAGATTTAATTACTTTTGTTTTGCTTTCTATATTCTTTTTACGTTTTTTACGTACGATATGATATTTCTCAAGACTATAACGCAATGCATCGATAATATGGTTATTAGCATCTATAGGCTTGTTCAACCACTTACCATCATTATCTTGGTCAAATGTATAAGTGTTGAACTCTTCAATAGCGTGTTCACATGATGGGTGTATAATAACTTCAAAGCCTTGAATGAATTGAATGCCTGGTAAAATAGTATTAGCGCCTTTCAACGCTTTTCTTATACCTTTAATCCCTTTAGATTTCAATTCACTGATCACTCTATCTCCACCAGCCCCATAATCAGCTGCAATATCTACATCACCTAATCCTTTTTTAATAAGCATTTGTTTTATATCATCAGTTAACATCGCTTTTTTATAGTGTTCATCATAGATGAATAACTTTTTGTTTTTTAAATCTACAACCGTACTAACAACTGTTGTAGGGTCTTGACTAAATCCAAAATCCATTCCGTGAGTTATTTCTTGCGTTCTTTTAAACTCCTCAAACCAATCAAAGTCTTCCACTTTAAAATTATCGAATACAAGCCCCTCTGCAACACCCCAATCTCCATCACAAACGATTCTTGCACGTCTAGGATTCTTTATATACAAATCTTCATATCGTTCAATATCGACTTTATCTAGCCATTCATTAACTCTATAAGTTGTTGTATCTGAAAAAGTATTGTTTAATTTTGTTTCTTCATCAAAAAATGTAGGCTTCAACCAATGTCTTTCCGACCACGGGTTAAAAGTGACTGTGATTTGCTTGAAAAATTCCGGACTATCGTAGCTACCACGTATTGACTCAACAACAGTGCTAAACTTAGCGAATGTTTCTATTTGATAAGCCTCTTCAAACCAAGCCCAACACAAAATGCCTGTATCAACAGTAATCGATGTTATTTTCAATGGGTCGTCTAAACCTCTAAACAGTATTTTTTGTCCAGTAGGTTTATACGTTATTTCCGGCAAACTTTCGTTGAATTTAAATAAGTGAGCAACGCCTAATTGGTTAGTTGCCCACTTTAAATCTGTATACGTTGATTGTTTGTTAGTGTTGCTAAATCTTCTGACTACAAGTATATTTGCCCAATCATATTTCATTATTCGATAAATGAGATTAATAGCGGTAGTTTTACTTTTCTTGCTACCCCTTGAACCTTTAACAACACGGTAAAAGTTTTTGTTGTGCCAAAACTTATTGTAGCCACCACCGATTTTATTTTTTAGATCAAGTATTTCATACATGACTAATCATCTTCCGGAATATTATCAACAAACATCGGTATTTTGTGGTCGACTTCTTGTTTGTCTGTAAATAATTTGTGATGTCTACCTAACATCTCTAAGGCTTTGTTTTGGTCACTTATTTTAGGTGACTTAGTAACAAGTTGTATGTGTTCATCGTATACTAATTGCATTTTGCCAGTATCCGGATTCTCTTTATAGTCTCCAGTTTTTGTTACGACAGCTTCAACTTCCGTGTGTTCTCCTCTAGCTGTTCTAGTTAGCCTATACAACACTTCTTTACCTGACATAATATTCTCGTCAAAGAGTTTTGTTTCAACCTCCTTGATATAATTCTGAATTTCAACATTCTTCAACATACGCTGTCCTTGTGAGTACGCCGTCTTTTCGCTATATCCGGCATGCACAGCTGACTTAGTAGCATTGCCATAACATTCAGTACCAGGTATTGTATATACTTCTGCAAACAAACGTTGCTTTTTAGTTAATTTGTTCATTTCATTTACCACCAACTCTCGCGCTATACGCTTTTTAAAATTAAAAAAGGGATTGGCTATAATCAGCCAACCCACATAGATCCTTTATTCCTAATTGCGATAAGGGAAACGCAGTAAGATAGTCAATATCCTACACTATCATAATATCTCGTTATAGGTGTCAAAAACTGTCATTTTACTGTCAAATTTAGTATTCTCCTAATTCTTCGGCTAGTTTAGACACTATTTTCTTCTTGATTCTATGCGCTGTACTTTCAGAGATGTGTATGTCATAACAAACCGCAATCAAAGTCTTTTTATTAAAATAATACTCTTGAATGAATTCGCGTTCTTTCCTACTTGATGTGTTGATTATACGTTCAATCGCACTCTTAAACTCAAGAATTTTACCTCTTCGTATACTACAAAGATAATTAGTTACTGCCATTTCTGTTTTTGATGTATTAGATGGTACAAACTCCCCGCCTATATTTGTATCTGTTGGAATCCACGGTGTCATTATTTCACTTCTTAAATCTTCAAGTTGTTTATGATAATTAGGATAATCGCACAACTCGTCTTCTAATTTCCGAACTGTTGATAATTTTAATCCGTATTTCTTTTTAGTCATGAATACCCTCCGTACAAATATGTTTAATCTTCAAAATGTCTCAATCTACTTCTTAATATCTCTATCTACCGCTCTTTAACTTTCACATCGCCTTTTAACTGTTCAGCTTGCAACATCACACCAAACAATAAGATGACTAGTAATATAATTGCTATGACTAACCACATCATCTACTCTGACACCTCCGCCCTCATCAAATCAGACTGATCGCTCAACTTTGCGAAGTCACTCGGCGCCTCTACATCATCATTAGCCGTCATCATAATATATACTTGCTCCGTTACATACTTACCTAACTCATACATTGCTAGTAAGAATAATA